TCCTCCTCCCTTAGGTTGAATGCTGGCTGTTTTTTGACATCATCGGGAATGTCTGGATCAACAACCTTCCTTAGTTTTTTCTTCTTGGGTTCTGCCTTCTCGGGCTCTTCCTCGAGTTGTGGCTGTTCGGATACTTCTTCAGGTTGTTGCTCCTGCTCTTGAGGTTGGTCTTCTTCCTCGACTGCCTCCGATAGTGTCATTGGTGGACGCACATGCTCCTGCTCCTCCTCCTCGCCAATATCTAACTTTGTATCGTCTGATATTTCAAAGAGGGTTTTGAATAATGGATTATCCTGTGGTGCCTTCGGTGGCTCTGGAAGGGATTCTTCTGCCACAACTTCTGTAACTTGTTCTTCACTCATACTTGTACTTGTTGGTCAGGTGCGGTTTGTGCCATTTGTTCAGGTTGTGCTTGAGGGGGAGCGCCTGCACCTGGTGCCACTTCTCCCTCTTGTAAAGGTTGAGGTTGTTGGGATTGCTGGGTCTGCTGCACAAGCATTTGTACAGCCTCGAGAACCTGAGGCCATTGCTCCTTAATCTGGCTTAGGAATTGATCATTGCCGACATTGGCAAGCTCTTGCTCTTGATCCATTTCATCCGTTTCAAGTTTAAGATCATGAGCGCCAGATAACCTAAATATCTCATTGAACATATTAAATATACGCTCCCTACCTAAGGCTGATGCCATATCAGGAACTTGCAGGAACTGCATAACTAGCTGTCCTAACACTTGTGCTGACTGAGTGTCTCTTGCTCTTTCTGCACCATCCCTTGCTCCAAATAAATACTCATAAACCAAGCTCTTGGGTTCTCCGATTACATTCCGCTTTGACATGGAGGTGTCCCCTGATGTCTCAACCTCGAAGCCAGAATCTCTAATGATCTGCTCGGAGTATCTTCCCTTGATAGGAACAACGAATTTGTCCGTAGAGCAGGTAACCAAGTGTTCGTAGAGAACCTTCTTCATGGCTGCCCTCATGTCATCTATACCTTCAGATATAAATGAGTAGATTGCATTTGTAGTGTTACCGATCTCTGCCACCTCTGTAGCGGAAATCTCACGAGGAGCGGGCTGACCTAACTCTTGTGGAGAAAGAATCAGCAACCGCTCTACGAGATTAAGCAACTGGAGGATTGCTTGAATAGATTGATTTATGCCACCCGACAGCTCCTTTTGTACATCCACCACACGAATAAAATCGGATGAGTTGATGCCTAGATCGGCTGCTTTTTGCCCTGAGTAGAATAGAGCTTTGGGTTTTGCATAAAAAGTGTCTTCAGCAAGGGAGTCCTTAATGTATTGCTTTACATCATCATCTAGTGCGTCTTGGTCTATGGCGAAGATCTTGAACATGCTCATTTTCATCTGCTCGAGCATTGAACTAAGTATGTTAGTCAACTGATCTTGGTAGGGCATGATTTCATGTGCGACTGATATATTCGCCATGCGATCATCGTTCTCATTGATGCCACCATAAACGGCTGGCAACGATGGGAGGTACTCCGCATACACAACCGTTTGGTCGCTTGCTACGGTGAATTTCAACCACACATCATGAGGATAGTCCCCTAGCCCATCACGCTTAGGATTAACCCGCATGCACATATTTGTGACAAACATTCCCTTGTCTTCGTCTTCGGCTGCATAGAGTCCAACATTGGCAACTCTGTCATTCCGCATGGAGAAGGTATCCCCGATCTTGGGGAATACAATATCGTCATTAAAGTAGTAACCAAAGAAGTCCGAGTGGGCTTCATACAAAGCAGCCAAACTATTGGTAACACTAATCTCGTCAGTATTCCAAGTGGCAGGATTACAATGTATATCCCCATACTTGACAATGTCCCAGAATCCGATCCAGTCAGGACCATGATTGGTATTGATGTCGTGAAGAGGTTTAGAGGTATCGTAAACTATGCGAGTTGGGTGAGGAGTTGTGAATTTAACTCCACCTTTTTCCACATAGGATTCCATGATTTCCTCGCCCGTAACATCATCCTTGGACATTCTCCATTGGACATCTTCGTGCCACGATGTTTCAGGGAAAGCAACAGAGTGTCCGTACATGAACATCTGTCTGATAACTTGCTCAAATTGATGGCGGTACCCGAACTGGTCACACATCATTTCAACACGCTGAGAAAGCACATCCGCACGCAACTTATCGGTTAATGCGGTACTGCGTGGCTCATACTTGAAGTATGGATAAAGATTACTAAACCTATGAACCTGAGCGGCAACCCGCCTGGTGATGTAGGATCGGATGAGGTTGATGGAAACCTCGTAAAGCCTAAGTGCATTTACACTCTTTAACTCACCCTCGTCATTGTACTCGCAGAACTTATCAGCACAATCCAACTCCTCTAACTTGGAGGCACATGTATTGATGTCGATCTTGCCCTGTGCGTACTGTAATAACGGAATAGTCGATTTATTGATAGGAATGGAATCCCATGCCATATCTACGCTCATGTAGAGTTTAGCATGACCAATAGACGCACGAACACCACCCAGGATACGGGACTGAATTAGGTCTTCAAACCTATTTCTTGTATCCCAGTCCTTTCCTGCTTCATTGCATGTAAATATCTCACGCAGTCTCTCCTGAGTGCACCCGTACTTCCTTAAAATATTTTTATCGACCATAGCTAAAATTAAATACCTCTCCTATCGTGTCCTTTGTGTAATGTTGCAGATACCTATGCTCTATGATCGTCAAAAGAAGAGACAGAGGGCCACTAAATGGTTTTGTTGAAACTAATTTTTTCACAAAATCTTCGTGCGATTCGTGAACCAAACTTGCAAGCTCCCCGTAGTTTATTCGAAGCACTCCACATAATCTGTCTACCCTTTGCTTGTTCCATCTTTTCTTTACCCCTAGGCGCTCGTAATGAGCGTCCATAAGAATGGAGGCAGAAGTAGCATACTTAGACTCACCTTGGAGTTTCTTCTGTCTCGGACTCTTCGGGCTGTTCGTTCGAACTGTCTTCGCTGTCGGATTCACTAGCGGTAATTTTAATTCCCTCTTTATCCTCAAACGCTCCAGTGAACTTTTTGTCGGATAACTCCTTAACCTGAAATGAGGCAGTAACCTTAACCACATCTCCAACCGCAATACCATCAAGCATATCGGTTATATCTGGGAACATCTCGAGGTTCATGTTTAATATAGACTCCATATTCATAAATGTAACTTATGTTTTAGTGTTACAAAACTCAAGCCCCAATATCCATGATTTCAGTTTTTACTAATTGTCCTGGAGGTGAAGCCAAGGTGTCATAACTGAGAAAAACATAGGACATGGCATCAAACGGGTGGATATATATACTTCTCTTAGGCTTAAACGCCATGTTTGGGTCATAGGTTTTGCCCTGTCTCTCTGATACTAAGTTCTGGAACATCTTCACTATTGCCGTGCATTGGTTAGACACTAAAAACCTATCACTCTGAAGTTTTCCTATAGTTAGTCGCACTCTAGCCTCAACTGAGCCATTGAACTTCGGTGCTGCACGCATCCTTATAGGGCTAAGGTTGAATGTTTCTGCCTTTTGCCTAGATATTTCCTCAATGTCCTTTACATCATAGGATCCTGTCTTTGCTCTAAATTGATTAAATGCAGAGTTGTCAGATATATGCTGGTAGGTGAATTTCGTGTCACATTTTCGATTCCAGTAGGCCATCTTCCTCATCACCAATGGAACCAGCGTAGTGTAGGGGAGTTTTTTATTTATCGTAACTAGTTCATCAAAAACAGTCCAAACAATTCCATCTTCACCCACTAGGGCCTGCATAAATATAACTGCATTATTAACGGAGCCGGGGTCCCACCCTACGAGAATTGGAAAGTTTTCGTTTGGCAAAATACCAGAATTTGAGTCCCCAACCATGTGAAGGGATTTATTAAAGTAAGGCCCAAATATTGCGTCTCCAGCGGGTCTATCAATCCATTCACCGCGAACCATCCGTGCCTCCTCAATTGGGTCGGATTTAACTGCCTCCTGAATGCGATCATAGTATCCCTTGGGGAGGTTATCTATGTTGTCCTCAATCTTTACATGATAAACTGCGTAGTCTTTATTCCATTTCCCGTCTTTATCGTAGGGGTCTTCAAAGAATCTTTTATATACCCAGTGACTCGGCCCGTCAGGGTTGCATGCAGCTAGATACTGCTGTGGGCCATGAATGCCTTGGCGTCTACCCAACTGCTGTACCACCGCATTGAAGTAATCATCTGTATCTAAGTTGGTTAGCTCGTCTACGAAAATTAAGCTAGGCTCAAAACCCTTAATTCGATCCTTAATGAACGATCCGTAAGGTATTGAGATTAGGCAAATCCTAGAGTGACCACCAAACCTATTCTCTACATCTATATATAAGTTCTTTTGGGTGTCCTGTCTCTCATCAGTATGAACTAGACCTATACCATCTACCCACTCAGGTAGTATCTCAACCTGTAGTTTATGCCAGACCCCACCCATAGTAGCCTGTGACCTAACACCAACAATAATCAATGCAAGGGCGTTAAAGTTCTCGTAGCAGTGCCGAACTAGCTTATGGCCACCCAATGAGTATGTTTTCCCGGAACCTCTCTCCCCGTATGCAAGGATGTATTTGGATGGATCATCGAAAATCTTACGCTGTGTTATAGTAAGAGAAGGCATCCATGGCGAAGTGTCTCGTTGATCCAGGTGAACCTCATCAGGGGTAAACCTCTCAAGCAGTATCTTGTGGTCTACTTTACTCTTCTTCTTCGGCATCCTTTAGTTCCTTAAGTGGTCTAAATCCAGGCTTCTTCTTAGTCTCCCTCTTATCCTTCTCGCTGGCTAATTTAAGCTGAAACTCCAAGCCCTTGAGCAACCTATCGTAGAACTTACCCTGTTGCTCTGTGGCCTGCAGGAAAAGTCTGGTTTTAAGTATCCTTTCCTCTGCATCCATGGTTTCGTCATCCATCTCCTCCCTTAATGCCTCCGTCACCTCGAATAACCCCATATTCTGTCGTATATTCACCTTTTGGGTGACACGAAGTGCTTCGGCCATAAGTAAACCAACGGAATCATCAAAGTCTTTGAATATTTGGAGTTTCTTAACATTATCCTCATTGGACAACATGCTCTCCAATTCATTATTGAATATGTAACGGCTATTCTTATCTAGTGTCTCCAAGAGACGAGTACCATTAGAGTCATCCAGTTCTCTGTCTCTACCAAGTAGCTCTATTGCGTCAGGCTTCACTTCTTTAGTGCCATTCTGCACCCAAACTGAATAGAGCTGGGGGTCGTGATATACTCGCTCCCTGATTTTCTTTGCCGTAGTCCCGAAATGCTCCGCTACCTTTCCGTAATCTCCCCCGTATTCTTTAAGGGCATGAGCAAGTACATCTGTTTTAATTTTGTGCGATCTGGGCATCCTGTAGTATCTTTATGAGTGGCTGGAAGGTTGACTTCCAGTGTGAGCTATTCCTCAGAAATGCGTAAGTGCCCTTTCTCGTGTATGCAGTCAGCCTATTTCTGTCTGTATAACTAAATGGATCGAAGTTACACCCCATACAGAAGTTTCTGGCGTCTCCAATATTAACCTTATCCCATGTAGTCATGCGAGATATTCGCCTGACATGATCTAAGTCCAGCCCAGATCGTATAGCTACCTCTTGATCACTTAACGCACAATGTATACGCTCCCCACTACGCTCCTTTGCGTACAGACGAACGAATACAGGTGGGTACTTATTTAATATCTGCCATGGGCTTAATTTTCCATTCTTTTGCATACGAGTGAACCTCCTTCATATCTGCAGAACCCTTAGAGATGTCTCCTAACACCACCTTGGTTCTGCACCCTGCCCTGTGGGCAAGTAATATCCAGTTGTCAAAATACTCCTCCAGTATTGGACGAACCCTCTCGTAAGCATCGAATGCTTCGCCTTTTAGTTTTTGATCCCTAGCCATAGTTTTGGAATGTAAAAACACCCAAA